GCAAGGAATCAATCCCGATACTGATAGACCATACCTAGAATTTGTCCAGGTATCACTTGATTCTAATCCATATAAAAAATATAAACGTGGCAGAAAAAGAAAATATAAAAAGGACCGCATAAGAACAAGAGCTGAAAAGCAGATGAGCCTTGCACTGTAGCAGGGCAATTTTGAGGTACAAAATGACCAAAGAGGAATTAACAGAAATTATAATTGCAGATAAAAAAATAAGGGCAAAGAAAGAAACAGCTGCCGCACTATATGAACTTGCTACATCAGTTCCAGGCATAGATACTACTACACTAAAAGTTCAGACATCGAGCAGAAGTGAAAATGAAATTATAAATAAATACCTTGACCTTGAAAGAGAACTAAAAAAAGACATTGCAGCGGTACTTGAGAAAAAAGAAGTTGTTTATAAAAAGTTGCAAGTGTTAGACGGATTAGAAAAAGACATCATGCAGCTTAGATATATCGGCGGGCTAAGTTGGGATGAGATTGCAGATAAAGTGAACGTATCTAGTAGGCATGTTTACCGCATTCATGATAAAGCACTAGAACAACTAAAACATGTCATTTAATGTCAGTTGGAACCTATGATATAGTGTAGGTGTGAAAAGAGAGAACAAGATCATTTTTCTTATAAAATCTCCTTCTTAACATTATGAGCCTCCACTAAGGGGGCTCTCTCTATTTTAGCCTGCAAATAAAAAGTCAAGGCTAAATTGTAGAACATTGAAAATTTTATACAGGTTGAAATTAGGTATCAAAATAAGACCACCACACCAGTGCTGGTCTGAAAATAATAGTGATGATTAGGATTTTGGAAGAGATGAAAGATATTCTTTCACTCGTCCGTAGTAGGTTCTTAGAAACTTGTTGGCACCTGCTGTCATATAGACATAGTAAGGCTTGCCTTGAGCACGTTTCTTATCTAAGAACTGATAAACAGGATCATTTAGAGGATGCGTTTTAAGTAGGACATCCATTACTTGAAATAAAGTCCTTCTAAGAACAGAGGAACCTCGTTTTGAGATAGGAACACTTTTTTGTTCATAGGTTCCGGATTCATTAACACCAGGATCTACACCGGCAAATGCAGTAATAGCACTTTTGTGAGTGAAACGGGAAACATCTCCAATCTCAGCCATCAACTGAGGACCAAGTGAAGTTCCAACACCTTTCATAGCCATAACGACAGGATATTCTGGGAGTTTGGATGCAGTTTCATTCATGAGAGTGCGTAGTAACTCAACAGTTGTAGAGGCACTATTAAGCTGAACTACAGCCTGCTTGATAATAAGCTTTGTAATGGCATCCTTTGGAAGTACAGGAACAAGTTCCTTTGCTTTTCCATAGATTTCTTCAGCTTTTGACTGACTGAAGTTGTACTTCTTGCGTTTGCACCAGTTTTGATAATGGTCGATAAAGGCATTCAGGGACATTTTACGGACACAGTCCACATGCCAGTATGTAGATGCAAAATCAACCCATTTCTGGTTGCCGTCACTGCGTGCAGGACTGTCAAAATAAGTATTAACACCAGGATAGGTTTGGTCAAGGATGCCGATAAGATTGTTTTTCATAGCTATCTTATGCTTCATGTAAAAACCGAACTGACGATTCATGGTTTTGAGCTGATTGCGTAATTCATCCATAACATTATACTGTTTAAGATTTTGCCATTTGTCAAGAGCATATCGGGCAATTTTAACAGCATCCGCTTTATCAGATTTTACTTTACGAAGAGAATCATTATCAAAGTCTTTGATAAGTTTTGGGTTAATGGCACTGACGAAAAGATTTGCCTCTGAAAGCTGATGAGCTAGGACTTCATAATAACGTCCTGTGTGCTCCATTACGATTCGAGACTCACCATCAACAGAGTTAATGAGTTCTACAAGTGAATTGATATCACTGGTTGTGTGATTGATTTCGAAAGGTGCTGAAACAATTTCACCAAAAGGTCGCATAATAGCAACCACACTTTTACCTTTAGAAACATCGATACCTACTGCGTTCATAAATTGTCACTCCTTAAGATTATTGCAATGGATAAATACCAGTTTTACTCATTGCCTATTCAATCTACTGTGGTGTGACACGAATGCACCTATGGCGATTCAACCTGCATAAAACGAATACTGCGAATGAGGAGCTGGTTATCAGTCTAAAAAACGGACGCGAAGTCCAAGAAAGGAAAACGATATACCAATTGCTACCTACATTCTAACAGTTTAAGCAACAAGATGGATAATTCCTTACTGGCTGTAAGGGATATTAACCATAAATATATTGTAGTAGAGAAAGGAAAATAATATGTCCACCCCCTATAAAAGACCGGACAGAGATGGAGCACACCGCCGGCAGTTTGATATAAACAAAAAAAGGATTTATGCCACCCGGTCAGTTTGTGGGATATGTGGTAAGCCTGTAGATTTTAGTATCAAGTATCCTGATCCTTTATCTGCATGTATAGATCACATAGTACCCATTAGCAAGGGAGGACACCCAAGCGATATAAGTAACTTACAATTAGCACATAGAACATGTAACAGACTTAAGAGCGATAAGACGTACAAGGAACCTGAAACACAAAGAAAAGTAAATATAATTGGGAATAGAAATTTACCTTTATCAAAAAAATGGACAAAGTAAAAACTACTTAAAGGGGAGAATAAATGGAACATATAGCTTGTATAAGTTACGGAAAAGACAGTCTAGCAATGCTAGAAATAATTCATAAGCATAAGCTCCCACTTGATAGGATAGTCCATGTTAGCTTAATGGCAACTCCAAGCATACCAGCTGATTATCCCGAAGTCGTTGAGTGGAAAACTAAAGCAAACGAAATTATTGAAAACAGATACGGCATAAAGGTAGAAACATTAACGTCAGAATATAGCTATCAAGATTTATTCTACAAGATCCCCAAACGAAGCGCCAAGAACATTAGCAAGCAAGGACAGATCAGAGGCTTCCCATCTCTTAGAAGTAATTGGTGCACTCAAGATTTAAAAGTCAAGGAAATGCGTAAGCTTAAAGGATCTATCCAGTATATAGGCATTGCAGTAGATGAACCAAAGAGGCACTCACAGTTGAGCGAAAAATTAATATCCCCCCTCGTTAAATTTAACGTTACAGAAGCTGAATGTTATAAAATTTGCGAGGGGCTAGGGTTATTAGCACCCACCTACCTACAATCGAAGCGAAGCGGTTGCTGGTTCTGCCATGCACAACCAATAGCACAACTTAGGATATTAAGACATCAATACCCTGAATATTGGAAGCTGTTATTAAAGTGGGATGCTGACAGTCCTATTCCTTTTAGACATGGCAAGAGACACGGCACACATACAGTAAAGGACTTTGATGAACGCTTCTATTTAGAAGATATAGGAATTTTAGACATGAATGATAAATCATTTAGATGGACAACAATGGAAGACTATAAAAAAATCTACATTGAAGAAGGGGGCATAACACCCTCCCCAGTGCCGGCTCCGTCATTCACGCCGTCACTGCGAATAATTTCTCATGAAAGAAAGGAACATCAGAGAAGCGATGTATGACCTCAAAGGCAAAGATTATTTAACAAAAAAATTAGAAGCACATAGGCCTAGAGTGCTTGAAAGATACAGATATTACGAGATGAAAAAGGATGATTTATCACCTGGAATGGTAATACCTGCAGAAATCAGAAATCTATTTAAAAGTACGCTAGGTTGGTGCGGAAAAGCTGTCGATTCTATGGCAGATAGATTAGTTTTCAGGGAATTTAGCGATGATATTTTTGGATTTAATGAGATTTTTAACATGAATAATCCAGATACATTCTTCGATTCAGCAATCCTATCGGCCCTAATCTCATCATGTTGCTTTATATACATTTCGACAGGTGAAGAAGACTTCCCAAGACTTCAAGTAATCGAGGGCAGCAATGCTACTGGTGTTATAGATCCAATTACAGGACTTTTAAGAGAGGGGTACGCAGTACTAAAGCGTGATGAATATGGGAGACCAGAAACCGAGGCTTATTTTGTGCCTAACAAAACGCTGATATATGAAAACGGTAAACTCGTAGAGCAGTATGCACATGCAGTGCCATATCCTCTACTGGTGCCAATTATACATAGACCTGATGCAGTGAGACCTTTTGGTAGAAGCAGAATAACAAGAGCAGGAATCTATTTTCAAAAGTATGCTCAAAGAACACTAGAGAGGGCAGATATATCAGCCGAATTTTATTCATTTCCTCAAAAGTATGTAGTGGGCACAAGCCAAGATGCAGAACCTATGGACAAGTGGAAGGCAACGATATCAACTCTACTAGAGTTCACAAAAGACGAGGAAGGCGACTCTCCTAAACTTGGGCAGTTTACACAGCAAAGCATGAGTCCTTTCACAGAGCAGTTAAGAACTGCAGCGGCAGGGTTTGCTGGAGAAACAGGACTTACACTAGATGACTTAGGTTTTGTAACAGATAATCCATCAAGTGCAGAAGCAATCAAATCAAGCCATGAGCAAATAAGAATTTCATCAAAGAAAGCACAGCGCTGTTTTGGGAGTGGATTCTTAAATGTTGGATATCTTGCGGCTTGTCTTAGGGATAACTATCCATACCTGAGAAGTCAAATTTACAATGTAACGCCAAAATGGGAGCCAGTATTTGAAGCAGATGCTTCAACACTATCACTTATTGGCGATGGAGCAATCAAGATCAACCAGGCTATACCTGAATACATAACAGGTGAGACCATAAGAGATTTAACTGGCGTTGAGGGAAATAACCAATGAAAGATATAGCACCTGATTTATTAAAGGCTATACAAGACGATTTCAAGGAAAGAGTCAAAACTAATGCAAAGGTAAGAAATGCCTTAGAGGCTATGAAAAGCAAAAAAGCGACATTTAAAGATGCTAACAGTTTTGCAGAGGCAATAGGAGACATACTTGCTGAATCTTTTAAGAAAAACATAAGGCCTGAACTGTTACCTGATGAAAGAATGTATTATAATATAGCTGAACGAGTTGTAGGCGAATCATTAAAAAACAACTACAATCTTGTATCTGAGTATTCAGCTGATGTGCAGACCCTACTCAATAAAAAAGCAAATCTAGGCTTAAAAGGGATAAAGCCGCAGTATAATGCTGACAAGGCAAAAGGAATTATCAACAGGATTTCATCAGAGGAGAAGTACGAGGATATATCGTGGATACTAGAAGAACCAGTCACTAACTTTACCCAAAGCATAGTTGATGATACCATCAAAACAAATGCAGAGTTCCAGTATAAGGCAGGGCTAAAGGCTAAAATCATCAGAAAAAGCACTGGTCATTGTTGCGATTGGTGCGAAGAAGTAGCAGGTGAGTATGAATATCCTGATGTGCCTAAAGATGTTTATAGGAGGCATGGATTTTGTAGGTGCACGGTTGAGTATGATCCAGGCAATGGTAGAAGGCAAAATGCTCATACTAAAAAATGGCGCAATATCGACCAAGAAGAAAAAATAGAAAATAGGATAAATTCAAACGTTTATGATAAAATAAGCATCAACGATAAACAATTCGGGAAAAAGGCGGCGAAACATATGAATGAATTTAACTTGGATCCATCAGATTACAAGGA